AGGCTATGATAAATTAAATTCTGTACAACAAGAAATATTTGAAAACCCTGATAAGTATCCTTACGCCTCTAACATATCTCAAGTAAAAACAGTTAATAATTCTAGAGAACTAGCATTAGAAGCTGATAGAGATGCTCTAGGTTTGGAGTTAGATGCTTTAATAGCGGAGAGAGAATTTAGATATAACAACCCAACAGTGGATTTAAGATCGGCTAAAGACTACATAGATTATCAAGTAAGTAGACCTTCTTATGAAACTACACAACCTATTGATGTTAAACAAAAATTTCAAAGTGCTGCTGAAGGGTACCTTGACCCTAAAGCTAGAGAAGAAGCGTTAAAAAAATTAGAAGAATTAAACGTGATGCGAACTGTAGAAGAACTACAGCCACAAGATTCCTTGTCCACGGACGATGGTACACAAGTCACTGCTTATAATAATCCAGGTAATCTACAATTTGCAGGTCAGTCCGGTGCTATTGAAGGTCAAACTTATGGTAATAATTTTGCTGTATTCCCTGATGCGGAAACAGGAATAGCAGCATTAAAAAATGATTTAACAGCTAAAGTAAATAGAAGTAATAGAGTAGAAGATATTATTGGTCAGTATGCTCCTAAAGAAGACAACCCACAATCCTTTAATAACTACTTATCTTTTGTAAAAGAAAGAGTAGGGGAAACTGTTGAACCAAATGAATTAGACGAATTAACTCGTTCTGTTATTCAGTTCGAAAATAAACCCAACATTGCAAATCAGTATTTAGCTATGGCAGCTAATGGTGGAATGATTGATAATCAATTAAAAAGTTTGCAAAACGGTTTACAAAACATGTACAATGGTATACCTTCTGTCAAAAGAAGATGAGAATATTTATTACGCATTTAAGAAATATAATAAGATCATACTTATATAGAGCAACAAAAAGAAAGGAAAAAGATCCTCATGAAGTACATTGGGGAATAGGTGGAAAATGAACACAATAAAAATTACTGATGAACTGAAGGCTCGGATTCGTGACCATGAAGGTTGTAGGGATGAAGTTTATTTAGATTCTCTAGGCAAAGCCACGATTGCCATAGGACATTTGGTACAACCACATGAAAGAGACCGATATAAACCTGGTGTTAAAATATCAGCAGATGAGATAGAAGACTTATTTTTAATAGATTTAAATAGAGCTTGTGCAGGAGCTGAAGAATTAATAGGGCAACTGTATAAAAATGATAGAAGATTACCTCAAACAATTGAACACGTGATCGTGGAAATGGTTTTTCAATTGGGGAAAACAGGCGTTTCAAAGTTTCGTAAGATGTGGAAAGCATTATCAGATGGTGATCGAAAACAAGCATCACTGGAAATGAAGGACTCCAGGTGGCATTCGCAAACTCCTGTGAGATGCGAAGCCTTAGCTGAAATCGTTGCAAACGCTTAGAGCGTTCTTCTAATAAAATTCGGGAAGCGGCCTTCTTGCTTAAATGTCATGTAGGCTGCATACCAATCGTTTTTATATTCTGCTTGGCAGAAATTTTTAATTGATTCATCTTTATCTTCTTTGGTTTTAAAGAAGTTTAGAAAGTGATTCATTGATCTTTTAGTTAAGTTAAACATTATTATCTCCTTGTTATTTCGTGGAGAATATAGTGTTATTTTTTCTTTTTAGTTGTGTTTTTTTGAGAACTCTGATGTTCTTCTATGGCGTGAAAGACTTCTACCTTGGACCAATGAGCCATCGCAGCTTTATGAATATCTTCTTGAAATACTTTTAACTGACCCATATCCAATTCAATAGGTCTGCCTAAATTGTCTTGTGCTTCTTTAACTTCTTCTCTTGTTAAGCTTAGATATAATTTTCCGTCTTGATATACAATTCTACTCATTTGATTTCCCCCCAGTTATCTCCAATCTCTGCATCACATTTGACCGGAACGTGTAGTTCAACAGCAGATTCCATTATCTCTTTAATCTCTTTTACCTGGGTCTCATTGGCTACGGAGACGTTGAGTTCGTCATGTATTTGAATCATAGGAATAACCCCTACATCCTTCCACAGATTCACCATGGCTTTTTTGGTTTGATCTGCTGCTGAACCTTGTATTAACCTATTCAATGCACGATAGGTACCTGCTCTTTTTATTTCATTCCAGCCCCAAGTCTTGAGGGCATTCTCCTTAGACATCATTCTTTTGTCGTGAAAGTCTTTGCTTTCATATAATTCAAAACGACAACGTCTTCCAAAAAGAGTAGTGATATATCCGTTCTGTTCGGTATATCTTGTAGCTTTAATAATAATATTGTTTAAGAAATGAACATTGTCATTGTATTTATCTTTCAATGCTCTGGCTTGTTCGGGGCTGATATCCAAGGAAGCTGCGAGTTTAGCAATACCCATTCCATACATCAAACCGAGTCCGATTGTTTTGGCTTCTTTCCTTGAAATTCCTGCCATATCAGCAGTTACTTGATGAAAGTCCTTTCCCTCATGGAAGAACTTAATTAGGGTCTCAGCGCCCTCTAAACCGTGTTTTTTGGCATAATGTACAAGTAATCTAGGCTCTTGCTGAGAATAATCTAGAGATGCCCATTTATGTCCTTCTTCAGGTAAGAATAAGGATCTAATCTTAGGACCAATCGCTTCATTTCTTGCAGGCACCTGTTGTAGGTTGGGATTGTTCATGGACAACCGCCCACTAACCGTGCCCCCATATTCTCCTTTGAGTTGATTAATCTCTGCATGAATACGACCATCGACTTGATGTTTGAGAATGGAATCAATGAAGGTGGTGTGGGCTTTATTATATTCCCTGGCTACCGATAAAGATTGAATCAAAGGATTTTTACTTTCCCTCATTGCTTCATTACTAATCTTGGCTTGTTTATTTTTCTCAGTGTATTCGTACTTCTCTCCTAGTTGATCAAATACTTTTTGAAGGGAAGCTGCTGTGTAGATATCAGAGTCATCAATTTTAATTCCTGTTTCTTTTTTAATGTTTGTGTAAATCTTTTCTTCTTCTGCTTTGAAAAACTTCTTGGTCTTTTCTGCTTTGTCTAAATCAACACGCACACCTTTCCAACGCATCTCAATTAAGAGTCGAAGTAAATCTGTTTCTAAATTAAAGACATCCGTCAATCCTTGCTTTTGTATCTCTACCCGTAAGAACTCCCAAAGTTTTAACGTCAACCGAGTATCTTGTTCTGCATAAATACCTGCGTACTCCACAGGAACCATATGCATATTTTCAATCGCTTTGAATCCATGCTCTTTACCAAAGTCTACTAAAATGTTTCCTTGTTTTCTCTCATTCAAATAGTCTTTGGCTAAACTATCCAGGCTATAACTAAATCTATTTTCATCGACTAACGGAGCTGCAATTAATGTGTCATAAATTTTGGATACATTACACTCTACACCCCAACGTCGAAGCCAACCAATATCATAAGAGGCGTTATGACAAATCACAATTGGATCATGTTTAAATAATTTACGAAGCCAATTCTTTACTTCTTCTTCTGGAAAATTTCCCCCTCGTGCATGACGCACAGGAAAGTATCCATCAAACCCTTCAATCGAAATAGCAACACCGACCACATATCCTTTGCCCGTGGCCCACCCGCCACCAAGATTTTTAATCTCTGGATCATAGGTTTCTAAATCAATAGCAACTTGTTTGATTTGTGTTTCATCAGGGAAACTAGGTCGTACCCATTCAGGTTTGTTTTCTTTTTTTAACAAATCCATTTGTTGTTCAAATATCATCTTAGTATCTCCTCAAATTCATATTGTGAAGTTGATGGAATAATGAATAAGTTTTCTTTTGCTCTGGTCATTCCCACATAAAAGACTCTTCTTTCATCGTCTCTATTTACAGCCATGTCATCAACTATTCTTTTGGAGATGTCAGTAAACAAAACAACGTTCTGACTTTCCCCTCCCTTTGCACCATGAATGGTAGATAATCTTAAATTAGATTTTTTACCCAGGTCATAGCCCCTTCTTATTATTTGTCTCATGTAGACAAGTTCTTGATCACCGATACCGTTGAGAGCAATATCCCAAGGAGTTTGAATGTTTACATTCAGTCCCCATTCTTGAGATAGTTCTTGATAAGAATATTTCTTTTCCTCATCAGCACCTTTCATCTTCTTGAATCCACGAGCAATGCCATACTCACCAGACTTGATGTATTGATACATCACCTTAACGTCCGGTAGAGAAACTTCTGTGTTATTTTGAAGAGCCTTCCAAGTATTAAAAGCAGTGAGCACTTCATCTTTGATTGATAATTTATTATTCTTCTCAAATAAATATCCTTTGCTTCTTAAATCATTAGCAATCTCATTTAAATAATAATTAGTTCGACATAAAACTAACCATTCATTTTCTCTAAAACTTAATCTTTCGTAATTAATATTAGATACTGTACCTAAAGCTTCTCTTGAATTCCATTCTTTTGGTATTCTATTTTTTACTTTACCAATTAATTGATTAGCTCTGGTAAAAACATTTTTAGGTATTCGATACGATTGATTTAAAACTCTTTCATGACACTGAAGATTAATCAGTTTAGAAACATCTGCACCACTCCAAGAATAAATGGCTTGATCATCATCTCCACCAAGATAAACCACTCTTGCTTGATCCATCATAACTTTTACCATGTCCCATTCCACAGGTTTTAAATCTTGTACTTCATCCACGATGAGAACTTCTAACTTCGGTGACATATTTTGTTTTTTAAATTCTAAGATTAAATCCGTATAATCAAACACACCTCTTGATTTTTTAAAGTGATAATAATCGTGAGCCACTCTTTGTAATCTTTCAAACCCACCTTGAATGTGGCCTGCTTTTTTATACTCTTCATGTAGTGTTGTATTCTTGACTCGATATAAATCAATCAAATGAAATCCATCGGGATCTCTAGTTCCTGTATTATTATTAGAACGCAGAGCAGGAGATAAGTCCACTCCATACTCTTGTCTAAATTCTTCAAAGTCTTGGTCTTGAATCATATCTGTATGAGTACAACCTAAGAATTGATAAGCACAAGAATGCAATGTTCTAAACCATTTGAATTCTTTTCGATCAATTTTAAACTTGTTGACCGCTCTAAAAACCGCTTCGTTAGCAGCTTTTTTCGTAAAAGAAAAGTATCCGATTCTATCGGGCTCTAGTTCCTGTTGTAAATTTTCCTCTACATATTTTAAAAGTGTAGTTGTTTTACCGGTACCTGGAGGTCCAATAATTTTATAAACGTGATCTAAAATGGTATCACCTCTTCTTCCTTCTTCTCCACGATCTCTTCTACTCTTTCAATCGAGTTGAACTTATCATTGTCCACGAACCAAACTAATTGACCCGGTTTGTTGTTAAGTTTTCTCTTGGTGCAATCTCCACCTAAACCACGAATGAATACAGCCACTTGGTTAGTCGTCAGAGCTGCGTGCTTTCTGTTTCTCATGTACTCTTGCAACTGATCAATACGAAAGAACACTTTGTTTTCCTCATCATCCACGAAACACTGACCATTGAGAATATCATCAATGTCCATAGCATTTGCTTGGTTAGAAATATATTTTGCTAAAACAATTTTGAATTGACCTTCAGGCGTCATCTCTTCATCTGTCTTAACTTCAATAGCTTTCGATACTAGATTAGTAACAAACATATCGTAATCATTTCTCGACATCATCGGAGGCATTGATTTAGTTTTGACTAAACATTTTTTTCTAAACTTATGTTGATCATATAATTCTTCAACAGTACACACAATTGTACTCTCTTGATTAATTGTAATATGATAAATAGCATCATCATTATTTCCATATTGAGTAACGTTGCCCACATCTGTAATGACACTGTTTTCACCAATACCAAATTTTCTTAAACGACATTTAGATTTATTACAGAAAGAACACATCGGTTGATCTTTACATTTGTATCCCCAATCTTTCTTATCTGCTTGTTTAATAACCTTTTCAATTTCTCTTGGTCGAAGTGCTTCTTCAAAATACTCATGATGAAATTTATGTACTTCATCTTCAAAAGACTCTCCATATTTCTTTTTTGCGTATACAGCAAATTGAAATAAGAAGTTGTCTCTACTACCTTTTTGTACCTTACCGTTTTCTGTTAGGTAGGCTTCGATGCAATAAGGTGCATCTGCAAACTCTGATTTTTGTTTGTCTTTCTTTAAGGATAATTTTTTTAAATCATCCAGGGATAAAGATTTCTTTTCTACTTCTGCAATAAAATCTTCAAGACTTAAAATATTTCCTTCATCATTAAAAGCATATCGATCTGTATGCTCTAGTCCATTGTGATAAGGCATATTAAGAAAACTACCGACTTCCCAGTCAGCTTCATTTCCTTCTCGTAATAATTTTTCTTGTTTAGGAAACACCTCACAATGCCCAAGGCCCATGAAAGAAGCAAGTTCTTTTATCTTATGATGAACAATACTCGCATGCACATACTCTTTAAAAAATAAAAAGATGTGAGCACCACCACTTTTAGATTTAGTTACAACAAACGGCAGCTTTCGTTCTGCCAACTTGCGAGCTATCTCTACATGGTCGAGTGGATATTCATCGACATCAATACATCCCCATTTACATTTGTCTTCATCGTTAATAGGAAAGATGCCTAGACTAGGCCAAGATCCTTTTAAATGGTTTTCCCAAAGAGAGTCCTCAACCGGTAGCTTTCTAATGAAAGTCTGACCTTCTGTTTTGTTATCCTCTCGAAGACTCTCTTTAGGGGTGAACGTACCATAGGCACGCTCTAAACCAAAAAAGATCTCTTTGAATTGTGAGACCCTTTTATCCATTTAGAATGGAATGTCCCCAGATTGTTCTTGTGAACTTCCTTCCTCATCTTCATAGCCAGCAACGACT